GGTCGTCATACGATTTCGCACTGTCAACCACCAACCGAGGGTTATCGCAAAGCATGCGAAGCACTGTAAGGCGAGCCATAATCTGACCTTGCGCATCGTTGCCTGACCCGCCGTTGTAGTGCGCCCACAGGTCAAAGCCCCTGCCGTGCTGTGTGATGGCCTTGTTGATTTCGTTGACAAGGTCCTTGCTGATTCGTTCATATGCTGTTGCTCCTGCTTTGTCAAACGGAACAGGTATTACCTGGTTGATTACTTTTGGTAGTTGGTCAGCGATGTCTTCTCTCGTCTTCCTGACCATCACCTCGGACAGCGAGTCATTCAGAGCCTGGAGGTTGCGGTACCTGACTGGGGCACCGAAGTGGTTGCGGACGATGAAGGTGCGGTCAAACACATCAAAGCGACCGAGGACGCTGGCATCAACGAACTCCATGATTGAGAACAACTCTTCTGGCCTGTTCTCAATCGGCTGTCCCGTGAGGGCGAATCGGTAATGAAACTTCTTGCCGATGCGCTTGAGAAGTTTGGACCTCTTGGCACGGGGTGACTTAATCATCGTGGCCTCGTCAATGACGAGAGCATTTGCCTTGAGGGGGGTCAGGTATGACTGGTCGTTGACGAGACACTCTGGGTTGACGATGACATAACGGCACCTCGTCGCCGTTCGCCAGAGTGCTTCCCGTTGCTTTGGTGACCCGTCAATGACGACAGCGGTGGAGTCCGTGAACTTCTTGATTTCCCTCAGCCATTGATACTTGAGCGACGACGGGACGACGACAAGCACACGGTCAACCTCGTCCGTGGCAATCAGTTCCTCCAGTGCCGAGATGGTGGTGACCGTCTTGCCAGCGCCCATGACCATGGCGAGCAACATCTGCCCCTTGTCAACCATCCTCTGGGATGCTTCTTGTTGGAATGGGTAGAGCGTTCCCTTGAACATCACACCCACCATGGGACAACTGAGGCACCGAGGATGGCCTGCTCAATCTCGTCTTCTGTCATGTCGCCGATGTCCTTGGCGTGTGTGTGGGAGTACTTCAACCAGTACACGCCCCCACGAAGGTGTGGCATGTCGGAGAATATCTTCTTTGCGGATGCTGTCCCAGCCTCGTCATTGTCCAGAGCGACGATGAGTCGGGACGCCATGTCGGACAGCAACGACATCTGCTTCTTGCTTATCTGTGCCCCGAAGGTGGCCACGCATGACATGCCAGAGAATGAGGATGCGAACCGCACGACATCAAGAGGGGACTCAACCAGAACAATGGTCGGGTACTGGACACGCTCAATGCCGAACAGGGTGGTTCCCTTCTTGACCCCGAGTGGATGGTTCCGTGTGTAGTTGGTGTTCTTCTCCTGCCATCCCAGCAGGTGCCCTTCTTCGTCAATAATCGGGATAATCCAAGACTGGTTCTTGTCATCCCATCTGATGCCGTACTCGGATGCCGCTTCCTCTGACAGACCACGAGTGCGCAGATACTTCTTCGGCACGGTCGGATAGCGCAGGAAGTCATGGATGTTCGGCTCAACTACCTTCTCCACTTTCGGCATACCCAACTGCTCCACGCTGTTGTTCATCAGCATCATGGACACATCAACAGAATCCTTGCCAGTGAGTTCCCTGACCAGACCGTTGAGGGTTCCACGAGCGCCACACGAGTAGCACAACCACAGACCCGTCTCGGAGTTCATGGACCACGAAGGCGACCTGTCCTCCTTGCCTGTGCGTGACAGGTGAACAGGGCACCTCGCAGAAATCTCCTGCCCCGACCTCCTCACATCCACTCCGATGGACATGAGGAAATCGGCGAGGTCAGTAGTCCCAACCATCTTTGTCGTCATTGTCGTCATCCTCCCCTACTTCAGTGAAGTCCATGTTGTCCCAGTCCCACTTGATGCGAATCTCACCCTTGGGGGCGGTTCGGGCCAGGACGACACGGATGATTGCTTGGTTGTCTATGTCAGGGTCGGACTCAACACCGAGGATGAGGTCCGAGTCCTGTGCGAACGATGATGTGTAACCGATGGAGTCGGATGTGATGGCACGGGATTTCTTGTTGCCCAGTTTCCACGCCAGCACCTGAGTGGTCCCAATCAACGGCACATCAAACCGCTGGGCCAGCCTCTTCAGTGAACGGGTGATGTTGGTGAGAGCCTGCGGGCTTCCCTTTGGTTCCCCGTTCTCGTCGTCCATGAGGTACACGCCGTCAACAATGATGAGACCAGGTCGGTACTGCTGGACCTTCCCTGCGATGGCGCTGACGGTGGTGAGTGATGACGAGTCCTCTGTCATGATGAACGGGTGCATGTTCTTGCGCACCTTGATGGCGTTCTCAATGCGCTCCAGTTCCCCAAGTGTCAGGTCACCACGAATGATTTTGTTGTGGGACACACCTGCGACGATGGCGTCGTAGCGTGCCTCCTGCTCCTCAATGCTCATCTCAAACGAGATGTACATCGGCGTGATTCCGTGGGCGTGAGCCGCATTTGCCATGATGAGTGTCATGAGCGACTTACCCTTTTTTGCCTCACCGACGAAGGTGACCAACTGCTGTGGCCTGAACCCAGCGGTGATGCGGTCAAGGCCGTTGAACCCAGTGGGTATGCCACGGAGGAAGTTGGGGGTGTCCCGCATCTCCTTGTAGCGCTCAATGCGGTTCTCCCAGTTCTGGATGATGTCAACATCACGGAGGTGGGCGACCTCAAGTGAGGCTTTCTGTAATCCCTCCGACAGCAGGCGCATCGCCTCGTCGGTGTTGTTCTTGTTCAGTTCGGGAGTAGCGGCGGCGACAGAGAGGATGAGGTACTTCCTCTTGTACGCCTCGTACACCTCATCAATCAACCGTGCAAAAGGCTCCGCCTCGGCATTGAGCAGAGTCAGGTCACCGAACTGTTGCTTGACCACCCGTGGTGTCGGAGTGGCGCTGTACTCACGCCAGTAGTCCAGAATCCACGAGTAGACCTCGGCGAACTTGGAGTCAAAGTGGTACGGACGGAGACCAGCGTTGGTGACCTCCTGAACAGACCCAGTCTGGACAACCTTGCTGATGAGTAGATGCTCTGTGCTTGCCATCTATGGTGTCCATGCCCTGTCTGTCGGAGTTACGGTTGCCCGTGGACCAAGAATCTTTGCCACCTCTTGGTCAGAGGTGTAGATGATACGGACGGCACGCTGGAAGCGCAAGTCGTACTCCAACATCTCTGGTGACTCGTAGTAGTACACGGGTGTGGAGATACCTTTGCGCACGAGCCATTTATCTATGGCATCAACAGCATCTGGATGAAGGAATGTGTACACATCAGTCCCGAGCCCAAGCCTGTTGACGCAATCAGATAACACTTTCAGCGGAAGGTCGTGTGGTTCCCACAGCGAGAGCGACGAGTCCCAGTTGTTCCTTCTCCTGTGGAGATTCTCCAGCACCGACTTGGCGCCAGACGGGGGGGAAGCCAACAGGTTGTCAAACACCACGCCCTGTGCCGTGGGTGAGAACGATGCGATGTCATTGCCCAGCATTCTGGTCCAACCACTTTGAGATGCGGTAGTCCGAGTTCTTCAGTGGGATGGTCAGACACGAGTCACGAATGATGGACATCAACGACACGCTGTACATGTCAGCCAGTTGCTGTGGCTTCAATGTGCTCGTGATAATCGTGGCCAACTGGTTGTGGTAGCGGGACTCAATCAAGGAGATGATGGTCTTCTTCGTGAACTCAGTGGGCCTCTCGCTACCGAGAGAATCCAGCACCAACAGGTCGTAGGTCTCCTGCATGTACTTCATCAGGTTGGGGTCTTCGTACCCCTCTGGCAGGTCGTCGCCGAACTTAATTTCGTTGTAGGCAAGTTGGATGTACTTGTCTGCGGTGATGAACATCCCGCTGAGAGTCCAGTTGTGGACGACACGCTTGAGAATGGCCTGCGCAAGATGCGTCTTGCCAGAACCAGTGGCACCGCAGATGAACAGACCCTCTCCCTGCGTGACACGGTCATGAGCAGACTCAACCCAGTTGTTGATGTGCACCATGGTGACAGCATCGGGACCCTTGGCATCATAGGTGTCCAGGGTTTCCTTGCGGAAGCGCTTCGGGATGAGGGTGTTGCGCACCCTCTCGTCTGGCTCCCTGTTGCGCCAGTACCGTTGGCTACGCAGTTCATTCATCGGAGTCGTCCGTCAAGTTCAATGTCGTCATAGTCGGCCTCCTGTGTAACGACGCTGTTTGCGAGGGAGTCTAGATTAGCAAGGAACCCTCTCCATGGTGCAACACCAACTGGCAGAGGTGTGCGCTTTATGTTCGCAATGAAGGACACCATCATGCCACGGATTTGTTCGGGCGTGTGCCCCGCCTCCCGCAATCTCTTCAGGCCAGCCATCAGCGCTGGCGCATTGACGGGGGAGTTGATACGACCCCATGCGTCTGTCGGCAACAGCGAGCGGAAGTAATCCACCAGAGCCACGAGGCTGTCTCCCTTCTTGACCGTGGGAGGTTCTGCCTCGGGGTCCGCACCGAGTGGTGTGCCCCAGTCATCAACGGGCTTTTTCACTTGAGCCTCTCATCTACTTCCACATCCCCGAAGTCCTGATTTTCCCTCTTGGTACGGTTCTTCTTGTTCTTATCCTTCTTGTTATATCCTTCTTGTTTGGGTGACACGGGTGACACCACCCTAGTGTCATGGGTGTCACCACCCCTAGTGACACCAGTGTCACCACCTAGTGACACGGGTGACACCACCTCAAACACCTCTGGGTTGTCAAAGCGGATGCGGTATAGGTTAGAAAGGTTGTTTTCCCGACCTACTCCCCTGCGGTTCTTCTTGACAAGCACCCCTATGGATTCCAGTCTCTTGACCGCCCTCATCACCGTTCGGCGGTCCACTCCCACCTGCTCCGCCACATACTCATACGAGGTCGTGGTCACCTGAGAATCGGGGTCCATGAATACCAACAACTGCAACAGCACCGCCTTGGCGGTTGAATCCCCCACCAGCGACTTCAGTGCCCACCGAGGGAACGGTAGGAACGGGCCTCCTAATTTGCTTGTCATCTGTTGCTCCAAGAGTTGTACGGGTAGGGGCGTGATGATACACTGTGTCCAAGCACATGGGCAAGCCTCCTATCCATGTGTGGTTGCTTCGGAAGCGCCGAGGCCTGGGTTCCCCCTTTCTCCCAGGTCTCGGCGCTTTCGTTTTGGGTGTAAAATGTAAGTCCTATGGCAAGCAAGAAAAACCCCAAAAAAGTTGAAAAAGTCATGAGTGAGTACAAAGAGGGAACCCTCAAGTCCTCCTCTGGCAAGAAGGTCACCAGCAAGAAGCAGGCCGTTGCTATCGCTATGTCCGAGGCTGGTATGTCCAAGGACAAGAAGAAGTAATGGCTCCGCCAAAGTCCAAGAATCCCAAGAAGACTGCCAAGTACTACGACGAGAATCCTGAGGCCAAGGCCAAGAAGGATGCGTACAACAAGGAGTACAACAAGAAGCCAGAGCAGAGGGCCAAGAGGTCCGAACTGGTTCAGGAGCGCAGGGACCGTGGGGTGTATGGTAAAGGTGGCAAGGACATGTCCCATACCAAGGACGGCAAGATTGTCGCTGAAGACCCGTCCACCAACCGTGGGCGCAACAGAGGAAAAAAATAATGGCAAGCAAGAAGACTGAATCAAAAGTCAACGAGGCAGGAAACTACACCAAGCCAGCCCTCAGAAAAAAGTTGTTTAACCAGATTAAGGCTGGTAGCAAAGGTGGCGACCCTGGTGAGTGGTCGGCACGAAAGGCACAGATGCTCGCCAAGGAATACAAGGCCCAAGGCGGAGGGTACAAGGACTGATGGCCAAGGCAAAGTCTCAGAAATCCTTGGACAAATGGACCAAGGAAGAGTGGGGAACAAAATCTGGTAAACCTTCTACTCAAGGAAAGAATGCCACTGGAGAGAGGTATCTCCCCAAAAAGGCAATCCAGTCACTGAGTGACGAGGAGTACGAGGCAACCAGCAAGAAAAAGCGAGAGGGCACACGCAAAGGAAAACAGTTTGTGCCCAACACCAAGAAGGCTGAGGAAGCCTCCAAGAAAGCGAGAAAGTAACTATGTGCGCAAAGTGCGGATGTGGATGCAAGGCTGGCAAGCCAGCGAAGGGTTGCAAGTGCGATTGCAAGACCTGCAAGGGTGCCCGTAGCAAGGTCAATAAGTAATCATGGCCGCTAAGAAGAAGGACCCACGGCTGGAGCGTGCTGGCGTTGAGGGCTACAACAAGCCCAAAGCAACGCCTGACCACCCGACCAAGTCGCACATCGTCGTCGCCAAGCAGGGCGACCAAATCAAGACCATTCGTTTCGGTGAGCAGGGTGCAGAGACCGCAGGCAAGCCTAAGGAGGGCGAGTCGGAGCGCATGAAAGACAAGCGTGCGTCGTTCAAGGCTCGTCACTCCAAGAACATTGCCAAGGGCAAGATGAGCGCCGCCTATTGGGCTGACAAGGTGAAGTGGTGACAGAACTCCAGTGGTCATGGCTCCTTGCCATGATGGGAATCACAGGCATGTACTTTGTCGGCAAGAAGCGCTGGGAAGCGTTCTTGTGGCTCATCGTCATGGAGTGTCTCTGGATTGTGTTCGCCCTCCAGACCAGGACCTATGGTTTCATTGTCGGCTCACTGGCCTACATCTTCGTCTACACACGAAACGCTAATCTCTGGAGAAAGTCATGAGCGCACTAACCGATTCCCTCAAGACAGTGTTATCGGATGCGGTAACACTGTATTTCACCGCCCACGGATTCCACTGGAATGTGGAGGGGCAAGACTTCAGTCAGTACCACGATTTGTTTGCTGACATCTATGAGGATGTGTACTCCAGCATTGACCCATTGGCAGAGGACATCCGTAAGTTGGGAGAGTATGCGCCGTTTACCCTCAGCAAGTTCATTGACCTTCGCACCATTGAAGCGAAGGATGTCAAGCCAGAGCCCAAGGCAATGGCAAAGGAACTGCTCCGCCTCAACGATGGAATCTTGGAGTCAATCGCAGACGCCCAAAAGGAAGCAGGCAAGGCCGAAGAGCAGGGCATCATGAACTTCCTGGCAGAGCGTGATGACATGCACAAGAAGTGGCGCTGGCAGTTGACCGCCAGTACTAAATAGACTGGTGCTTCAGTTCCTGAATCAGCCACGCAACCTGGCTGGCTGACAACTTCTCGGTGCAGAGCGCACCGTCCTGAATCCATGTGATGGAGCCATCACCGTACTCCGACATCACACGGGTCGGCACTTCTGAGGCAACCTCTGGCATGTCACTGCCGAGGATTTTGTCAACGATGGTCTGCTTGTTGTCATTGGCACCGATGTTGATGCCCATCGCCTTGGCCTGACGCCTCAGGACGGCAATGGTCATTTCTGACAACTCGTCCCGTGTGAACACAGAGGGAGCCTCTTCCTGCTGTGGCTGGGGCTGTTCCTCAATGTCCACCACGATGGGTGTAAGCGCCATGGTCAAGTCAAGGATGGAGACACCCTCGTCAGCGCACATGAAGGCAATCTTGTTGGAGGCGTTCTCGTCCTTCTCGTCCCACAGGAGCAGGACCTGGTCCGCCTCCTTGAGCATTGACTCCATGGGGGTCTCGGTCTTGATGACATCCTGAGCGCCCTCCAGCAACGGCTTGGGAGCCTTGTCATCAATGCGGGTGTACGAGGTGAACCTGCACTCGTTGTCCACGATGAAGTCGTACACGGCAGGGACGGCACCCTGAGGGCTACGGCGGGCGTGAATCAGGAACTCCGCCTTCTTGTCCTTCTTGAGGATGTCGGCGAGTGCCTCGTGGACAGCGGAGTCGGTGGCCTCACCGACGCCAAGAACTGCGTACTTCATGTTGTCTCCTGTTATCGGACGCTTTTGCGAACCGCCCAGTCACCGAGGAGAGTCATTAATCTCAGGGTGGCCTGCACGGCTCCTGCGATTGTAGCGATGGCCAGACCATCTGTCCACCTTTCGGTGAGTCCAGTTGTCAGAGCCGCAATGTAGCCGAACAGAATACCGAATGAGACCTTGACCCACGGCATGGCCTCCCTGGGGGCCAGTGCATCAAGCAGTTGGACAATCTTGTAGACAGCCAGTCCAGCAAGTACATATGTCATTCAAGTACATCCCAGTTGATTTCGTAGTCCGTGTTGAGTTCCATGGTAACGGGAACAACATAGTTTGAGACGATGTTCCGTGTTACTACCTTGGACCTGTAGTAGTCCAGAGTGTAGTAGGAGAAGTCCTCTCCGTCTGTTCCTTGTCCGTTTGCTCCCCAGTGATAGTCGTAGGTTCCAGGGGTGGCGCCCGTGGCATCGGGAATGAATCCACCGAACGCCTCGTTACCAGTGAAGAAGTCACCGTGCTGATGGCGGTACTCCACCAGTGGTTCCGACAGCGTGATGACGGTGCTGGATGTGGCCGACAGCGTCACATCAAACTTGAACATGGGGATTACTGAGGGCCCAGAGGAGTCAGCAGAAGGATTGGGAATGGAGGAAATCACGGTGCGACCAGAGGTTGCGGTTTGAAACTCAGGAAAAGCACTCTGGGCAGTCGCATTGTTCCACGAATCAAAATAAGGAACAGGAGACGGAGGGGAAGAATCTAACTCCAGTAGTGCCAACACAGAGACCAACGACAGGGTGCTACTTCCATAAAACCTAGCGGAGTAGGGGTGGGAAGCCTCTGCCGAGAAATAGTAAGTTAGATTGTCGTTATACACAAACCCTTTTCGTGAATATACATGGACTATTGATGACCCACTACCTGTTGGAAACGCTATCTCCACCGTTCCTCCGAGAACCGATACCATCGGCAAAGGACCAGTGGTCTTGACATAAACTCCCCACCCGTAGGGACCGCTGGAGTTGGACAAGTTGGTGAATTGACGAACGGTGTCATATGTTGGTGTTTCGTCATCCGTGGCGGCGTTGGTGAAAAGAGGGTCTGACATCAGGTTGACCCTGTGGGGGTGGACATTGAACTGGATGGGGCTGACAGTTGTGTCAACAGAGACACCACAACCAGACAGGGCTGAGATGTATGCGCTGATGCTGTCCAGCGTTCCCTTGGTCCTGCGGAGGTACCCGATGTTGTTCAGGAGAGCACGGAGTTTGGATGTCCCCAGCGTGTCCTTGACGATTTCGGCACCTACCTGATTGCCCAACGCATCAATAGCAGAACTGTGGATTACCTGTGGGTCATTGATACGCATAGTGTCATACACGGTGGTGCGAATCTTGTCAATCTCCCATCCGAACAAATCAATGAACCTGTACAGAGGTCCGTTGGAATAGGCATACCCAGGGGTGTTTTCCACATAGTAGGTGTCCAGTTCCCTGTAGTAAGTGGGGACATGCGCCCACAGTTCCGTCGTAGAACCAAAGTCGTAAGGTATCTGGACTGATAGTACGGCGACACGCTCGTAGTACGAGGCCCCCGCAGACTCTTCGTACAGGACGAACATGGAGTAGTACACCCATTTGCCGTCTGCAATGTGGGTACGGGCGGATGATTTGATGTCGGTGTACTGCTCAAAATAGGATGCGGCAGTCACCTCCACCACCTCAATACCGTCGGTGACGGTAATCGGTTCTCCGTCGTTGGATGCCCTGATGACAATCTTGGTCGGCTCGTAAGTTGCGGACAGGGTGGACACCAGTTCCTGCTCTAACTGCCAGGACAACTCAACACGGTCTCTCTGGTACACATTGGCCGTGAAGGTTGACTCTAGGTAACTGGCTGGAACAGCAACAATGAAGTTCTCTGAACGAAGACCCGAGTCGGTGGCCGATGTACCACTTCCTGCTGGTGTGCTGGAATCCTGGGTGTAGAACGAGCGCCGAACAGCCGAGCCACCGTTACCAGCGGTGACATTGGGTTTCCTGAGTCGGAAGGATGTGTACGCCATTAGTTGTCGTAGCCCGTCAGACCGCCCACCATGTAGAACGACACGGCTGGGTTACCGCTGATATCGTCGGAAAAACACGGAAGTTTGGTGGATGCCACCTGTATGTTGCTCACTGTTCCAACCGTGTTGGACGAAGAGTATGTGGTGTTGAGTGTCAAAATCTCAATATAGTCCACACCGACAACCGACAGGGCCGCACGGTACACATCGCCGATGGTGACCACCTGACCAAACACCACACGGTCAAAGGCCAGGAGGGCACGGACTTCCTTGTCCACCTGGTCCTGTACCCATGACTGGACATAGTTGTCAAGAACATTGACTTTGAGACGAACATAGATAGGAGTGCATTGAATGTATTTGACAGAACTGCTAATGGTGTCTTTTTGTGTAATGACAGATGCCGTTACCCCGAGCATTGACTTCGTGGAAAAATACGACTCCACAGCCTCTTCAATAGAGGTTGGAATCTGGATAACCACATCACTGCCCACAGCACTTGGTGGATAAACGGACTGATGGGGAACTGGGTACAGGATGACCTCGTTGACACCCGTGGCTGTACCACCAGTACCGCTTCCCGTCGGAGTGGTTCCGTAATCTGATGTCTTGACGGTGAAAATGGTGCTTGACGGAGTCAGTGCAACCTTTAAGTTGGTTCCGTTATGGGATGATTGGCTGACACCAGTCACAGTAACTGTTTGACCAACAACAAAGTTGTGCGCAGTAGTGGTGGTGAAACTAACGAACCCGCTTGAAACCGACGAGTTGGTGATGGCAAACGAGCCCCCAGCGCTGTGGATGGCGGTTGCCTTGCTGACACCAGGAACCTGTAGGCAGAGGTCCTTGTAGTCCTGTAGAGACACGGCACGGTCCTGTGTGCGGTACAGTCGGGACACGCTGTTGCGGATGGATTCCATTGACTCGGCATCAGCACCACCAGAGGTGGCGGTTGAGGACACCACGCTGATGTATGTACTGGGCGTGCCGCTGACAGTCTTGATTTTGTTGGCTGAAAGGTTTCCCGCAGAGCCATCAGTGGTTCGGTAGGTTGCAGTAATGGTGGCGTTGGCTGTGGGAATTGAGCCGTTGAATCCGTTACCAAAAATGATTTGAGTGCTGTTGTCCGACATGACCCTGGCGGTGAACACCTTGTCAAGGTAATCAGCGGTGGATATCTGCGCCACATACTGGTAGGTCACATTCGTCGGGTTACCACCTCCATCCAACGGGCCCTCAGCCACAACGATGGAGATACTGGAGATATCGGCATTCTTCTTCACCAGAGAGAACCTCTGGTTGGTCTTGCCGTCGCTCTCACCAAGAAGTTCGTTCTGAATGATTTGTCCCTGCACCACTGGGATAGACACCTGGTTTCCAGTGCCACCGACAGTGGTGTTGGTCAGGGCCGTGCTTGCCTGTGTTGTATAGAAAGAATAACCATTGAGGTTGTCGTCGTATCCTGTGAACACCGTGTACTGAGGTACCACATACGACGAGGCCAGCGCTGGCAGAGAATTGAGTTGGACAGTGACAGACCCACGGGCGGCACGGGCAGACACGGGGATGTAATCCAGCAGGTTGGCGATGGCCATGATGGACTCACGCTGTGTGGCGGTCTGGAGAAACGCCTCACCTGCGGCCCTGTCAATGTAGAAGTGGATGATGTCGCCCATGTATGCCCACAGGTCCACGAAGACATTGCCGAAGTCGGATGCGTCCGTGCTGTTCCACTCGGGGATGGTCCGTGCGGCCCTGTTCAGGAGGTCTTGGCGGATGGACAGGAAGTCCCTGTTGGTGTAGTCAAAGTTAGTCATGGTCGTCCTAGATAGGGGTCTCTTCGGTCAAAATCCTCGTGCCGTCCAATGTCAGGGTAAACACCGTGGTTCCTTCTCCTGCAACATCGTAGACGACTCGGACAACTAATGTGGATTCTCCGTTACCATTGTACTGCACGGCATTGTTGTCCAGAATCATGTCACGGACCAGAGCGTTGCTGACTGACTCGTTGACGGTCTGGAGGGCATCAATCTTGTAGTCGGCAAAGACCAGTGGGTCCATGGGCTCAAACAGAAGGTCGCTTATTCCAGCCCCGTGCTCTGGGCGCATGACCCTTTCCATGTTCCTGGTGGCCAGCACATCAATTATTTTTTGCTTTGCGATGGTGCTGTTGTCCGTTGTGGACGCAACTTTCCCACCGTCAAACCTGAACGGAACGGACAATGAGGTCATGGATTCTCCTTAGGCATAAACATACACCTGTTCGGTCTGCGCTCTCCAGCGCCTGTTTTTCAGTACAGGCTCTGGAAGAACGGGGGCAGGGGGGGCAATCACCGTGGGAGAAATGTTTTGCGAGGCAAAGGTGTCTCTGACCAATTCCAGATAGGACATGGCAGAGCCACGGAACATCTCGTGCCGTGCCGATTTGACCAACCACAGGCCGTCAATACCAGACTCGTACTTCTGTAATTCAACAACCATCCCAGGGGTGATAGAGGGGTCTCCAACCACGGTGACTGATGCACTGATGGGAAACTTGTTCCTGTTCCGACCCTTCAGTGCGGCCTCGGCCATGTCCACGCTCACTGCGTTCTCTGCGATTTCGTCCTGAAAAATTGACTGCACCGTTATGCCCAATCCACTGGCCTGGTTAAAAGTGTTGGTCACGATGGACGAGTCCACCAGGGCGTGCAGGGTGTCTGATGTCTTGAGGGCGTTGCTCACTTGTGCAGTAAAGTTAATTACCTGACCTGGCCGTGTTTTGACAGAGCCTTTGTTGCCTGACATGGCATACAGGCTCCGCAACCCTCGGTGTGACAAGGCGGAATAGGGGTCCCAGATGTCAATGTGGGTTCCCTCGGAACACACTCGGTACCCCAGGTAATCGGCGGCTGTCACGAGTATTTCCCAGTCTGTCTTCTCGGATTGAACCAACCGTGTAAACACGAATGGGTCATTGGGAACCGACACCGTCAAACCATACTTCTCTGCCAGTTCCTTGGCCATCTGCGGAAGCGTGTAATGCTCCCATGAGCGTGTCTTGTCTCCACGCATCGGGTATGTGGCTCCAAAACAGTTGATGGTTGTGAATTGAAACGGGCTGTTATTGACCAAGCCGTCCTTGTTCCTAGACACAGGAACCATGTTGTATATGTAACCGTAGAAGGTGTACGAACCGTATGCTCCAACGCCCACCGTGATGACGATGGGAAGATTGAGGTACTCCGCAAGATAATCGGGCGGAATACCAGCGACCTCCAGGGAGGCTAAATTGTGCATGTTCTCCTGTAGAGACAGACTCACCATCTGGATTGAGGAGTACTCAAGGTTACCCCCGTCAATACTGACGGAGAAACGCAACTCCAATGATGAGGCACCAGAAGTAATCATCGTGGGATTCGGATGACAGTACCAACGGGGATGGTGTCTGGGAATGGAACTTGTGGGTTGATGTCTGCAATACGCCAGTACAGAAGGGGTGTCCCAAGAACCTTGGTGGAAATGCTCTGGAATGTCTCGCTGTCACGAACGGTATATGTTGAGTAGTTGGGCACAGATGAAGGAAGCCTGGTTGACACCACAGTTGCCGAACCACTGCGATTCTCTGTTGCCATTCTGTAGCGGGAAAGTGGAGAAATCATCGCTGACCTTGCACAAGAGGAGTTGTCGCCGTTGATTTGTTGTTTAGCGGGTTATTCCATGTGTCTATGTTGCCGACAGTTCCTCCCCGTGTGATAGCCCATGCCGCATTGTATTGGATAGGAAGATAGATGTCCTCAGTAGACACAACCGTACCATTAGATGCTTTGGCAATCGTTTTAAACGAAAACCTAAAGGCCAATTTTTCAGTAGATGGGTTTTCCCCCGCCTTTTCGTACAAGTCTTCATAAACCTTATCTGGCAAGTCAAACCGTGCACCTTTATTGACACTGTCATAAGAATATTTTCCTAACAGAGTCCGTGTATTTGCCAAATCATCAGCGCTGGGTGTGGCAACTGAGGACAAATTATATTCCAAATAGACTTCAAATAAAATAGAAGCAATTTCACCAGACGACAAGGCATCCGCCAAAACAGGTGACTGTGATAATGAGTACGGAAGAAACACATTGACAACTTCAGCGCCATAAACATTGTTGTCATTAGTTCCAGAGAAGTTTTCCAACGACATTTGAAATGACCTAATGCCGTATTGAATTATTGATTTAACTTTCTCCATTTCTACACCCTCTGCCTTAGTTGTTGCAAAGGAAGCCTCAAGGTTCTTGGTTAGGAAGGTATCCCTCTGAGCAAAACCAATGTACAAAGCGTACATGTTGATGATGACCTTGCATTGCGTAGGAACCATGCTGGCACTGAACTTTTGATATTGCACCTCAACGCTGGTAGCCACACCTTCAATCATGAACAAGGACGAGAACAGGACTCGGAACGGCAGGGGGTTAAGAAAAGCCTGATTACCAATATTTGAATTAAAGACATCATTCAATTTGTCCTTGTTTGTCTTTAAGTCATCAATTTGATTTTGCTCTATGGTCACCTCAGATTCGTTACCCTCCTCAAGGTTAAGGGCCCTAACCCTTTCTTCACGAGTCTTGATTACGGTATCTGCTTGAAGTTGTGCTTGTTTTTTGACCATATCCAACATGTCCTGAGATAGGCCCTGACCAGTGATTGTGTCCAGAACCATGATGTCGGCCAGCACGCCAATCTGTGATGGAAGGACGGCATCACCGTTGGGGAGAACCAGACTGTCCTCAAAGGAAGGTTGCTGACCTGGTAAGTACGACAGTCCCGAAGCCACTTCTTTCTCACGGTTGAAGAGCAACTCAAATCCGAATGTAGCAGTTCCAGGCACTGGCTGAACCAACTGAGCAGGGTCCTGCAACAATGGGTTCATGGTGCCGACCGTTTGCTGGACAGAACGAACCAGAACGGTTGGATTGAACTGGAAGAACAGTTTTCTGTTCTTGGCCGCACTGTTTGCCGCCCACCGTGGGTCTGTGATAAGGCTCCGCATGTATCCACGCTGAACCTGTATCTGGTTACCAGTGATGTCGGTGTACTGTTTGGCTGGCCAGGTAAAAGGTGGGTTGTCAATAGGTTGCCAGCCAAGGGCATTAGGGTTATCTTCAACCACATCAATACCCCTGAATTGATTACGGGATTGAAGGTTGTTGCGTGTCTGTTGTGCTTTCCACGCAAGGTAATCGGGGTCTGTTATTCCTGGCATTACCGTGACCTAGCCTTAACCATAGAAACTTCCTGTTCCAGCAAGCGACCGACCTCACGGGCGATTCTCTTGATGTCGTTGTTGATGTCCTGCGTCCCGTTCAGGTAAATGTTCGGCGCAATGGTGATGGTGCCGCCCATCCCGTAAGAAGAACCAGACATGCGGTCAGCAGGGTCGCCACCTTTGGGCTTGTCAATGCCAGCAATAATCGGTGCGAACTGTGCTTTGACCCCAGCCTTGGACACTTCAGATGCTCTTTGA